ATTTGCTGGTTGCCCAGGTTTTCTTGGAATACGAGGGTTGCTCATTTAGACTTTTTTTTACGACCAGCACAATGTGCTTTTTGTGAGAATCCTTTCGGATTAGAGCAGTCAATACTCTTTTTATATTTATTAGACCAAGACTCTTGAAATTGTTTAAATGATTTCATTAGAATACTCCCATACCAAGTCCAAGTGTTACGCCTGGCAGTTCCACGAAATTAGTGCCGTCATAGAAGTTAATTTTTTTAGTTGTCGTATTAAATATAATTGCTCCTGCCGCAAACGTTGCAGCATCTCTTGCTGATGTTGTATATTGTGGAAGGTAAAGTGCAGATGAAGCTGTGATAATTCCAGCGGTTATATTTGTTAAGGCAATATCTGGTGATCCAGTTAATCCAGTAGCATTACCAGTTACATTACCGGTTACATTACCAACCAAACTAGTGGCAGAAATAATTCCAGCGTTTACATTTGTCACTGTAATATCTGGTGATCCAGATAAACCTGTAGCGTTACCAGTTACGTTACCAGTTAAATTACCAACCAAACTAGTGGCAGTTATAACACCAACACCAGAAATGTCATTGGTGTTGCCGTTGATCGTAACTGACCCAGTTCCCACTGTTAAAATTCCAGTTACTCTTGCATCTCCAGTAACCACTAAATCTTCAGTGGCATCAGTTGCTACACCAACATGCAGTTTTGTTACTGTCCCTACACCAGTTATGTTTATATTTCTACCAGTAACCTCATCATATACGAGATCGCCTGTTACATTTAAATCTCCAGTGATGAAAGCATTGGTCGCAGTTAGCACACCAACTGACATTCCTTTTGTAGAGGAATTACCATCACCCAAAACACTATCTAAAGTTTTTGTTGATTCACCTGATGCATCAGCACCAACAAATGTTTTAGTTGAAGCTTGATATTTTAAAAACTTACCATCTACTAATGCACTATCTCTATCAAGATCATCAAGAAATTCTAGACGAACTTCGCCACCGCCACCCATTACGGCAAGTTGTTGTTGAGTGCGGGTGATGAATAATCTGTAATGATCTGCTAATGCCTTGAGATTTGGAAACTGCTGATCTAATGGAGTTAATGGATCAGACTGTCCATCCACAGATTGCTTTTCATCTGTAGGTTCATTTAATAAACCTTCTTGTATTTCCTTTTGCTCTGATTTTATAAGTTTTACAAGGTTTTTAAGTTCCTTTAACTCTGTCTTGACTCCTTTAATATCATCATCATAATATTTAACTTCTGGAACTACAATAGATGATACTTCTTCTTTTAATTCATTAAAGTAATTGAGCAGCAACTCATCAGTTTTTACATTATCAACATTATACTTAACAAGTCTTTCTTCAATCTGTGTTTTTAAATTATTATATTCTCCAAGAATTTGCTTCTTTAACTTTCTATCATCATCTTTAAATTCTTTATGATATTCCCAAATTTTCATTGAGGAACTACGAAGTTCCTTCCAAATTTTATCTTTTTCCTCTCCTAACTTGGTATCAAGATCTTTTACCTCAGTGCCAAACTGAACTCTGTTTTCAAAATGTTTTACTTCATTTTCTTCAACTAAGTTCTTAATATCAAGTTTGACGTGTTCTTTTAATGCATCGATTGTGTCATTGACTTTGATGAAATCATCATCAATAACACTAAAGGTTTTACCGATCCAAGAAAAATCTGGAACTTCATTGACTTCATTAACCCACTTAGGAAACGTGGGAATAGATGCCTTTACAGCGTCAATTGCTTCACAGATTGCTGAAATCTCAGCATCATAATATTTTACTTCTGGTAGATTTGTAACCTCTGTTTGAAGAGTATCAATTCTATCTTCAATCTGGTCTACCTGTTCGTCATAATATTTGACTTCCGGTAAATCTTTAATCTCAGATCTAACAAGATCAATCTGCTCACAAATTGCCTCTACTTCTCTTTCGTAATACCTTACTTCAGGTACTTCTGGAATCTCACCTCTTACCTGAGAGATCTGCTCAGCAAGTTGTTCTAATTCTTTATCGTAATATTTAATCTCTGGAATATCAGGAATGTCTGCCCTGATATCATTTACCATTTTGACCAACTCTGGCCATGGAGGTACTATATCTTGAACTTCTGCAAAGGTTTCACCATTTGCATCTTCAATTGTTATGGTTTGTTCTGCAATTATTTCTTGTTCTTTCTCGATAAAATCTTCTACAGAAGGTAAATCTTCCTGCACTTCCTCTGTAATAAATTTGTCAACTGATGGAAGACTATCCAAGTCTTCAGCAAAATCATCAATCGAAGGTAAATCCTTGTTCGACATTTTATTAGTAACCTTTGTACTTCGGGATTTCTCTCCCTTTTTATTTAGGTTCGTCTTTAAGTCCGTCCTTTAACATCTTTGCTAATTCAGCGGTTGATCCAACAAACAAAGCATTGTTTACTGTAGAGGGACCACGTATTTGTTTGTCTTCTTCAACATCCTTCAATTTCTTTTGAAGATCCATTAATTTGTCAGTTGCATCTGAGACACTCTTTATTAACTGTCCAGCAACTTCATACGCCCTAGGTTGATCAGATTCCTGTGCCAATTCAAGAATACCATTTATTGCCTCCTGACCCTTTTCGATTATAGAATAAAGATTGCCTCTTGTATAATCATAGTCTTTTTTAATATCATCTACTTGAGAGGTAATCTTTTTAAGTTTTCTATCAGTTGATGGAACTATCTCTCCATCAACATTGAAAGTGTCATTTAAATCGTTAAAACTCATGAGATTGACCCACTAAATCCAAAGTCATCACCTTCTTCAATAAGTGTATTATCAGAACTATCGATAACAAATACAGCGTCTCCTTTTAAGTGAGTTGATGCTGCAGTGCCATCTTGAGCTCTCAAAACAGAAAGTTTTGTTCCATCAATTTGTTTAATATAAATCTCTTCTCCACCAATATCAACATATGTTTTTGCTGTGAGACCACTAGCACTATCTACATTGATTGTTTTTGCTGTTTTGGTTACATCATCAGAGAGATTAGTTACAGAGTCACCAGTATAGTTTTTAGTTGCTCTGGGTGTAACAGAGTAAGATAGAACTCTCTCTGAATTTGATGTATCTGTTCCAGTAAGATAACTGACAGTCGCTCTTTTGATAACGTCTTTGGTTGCAGAAGAAACTGGACCAAACAAGTAAGTCTTTGCAGTAAATCTTAAAGTATAAAGAAGAACTCTTCTCTTTGTGAAATCTCCTTCATAATCATCTTCCATAGTGATATTTTCAAGCACTACTGGAATATCTCTTTTTTCTTTTATTGTTTCAACCAACTCAACAGTCAAGTTATATGCCGGTTGAAAATATGGTAGAATCTGTTCTACTACTTGAAGTGCATCATCATTTAATTTTGTCATGACCGACAACTCAAACTGCATGTTATAAGGTACGGGCATAAATGCCTTTTTTACTTCTGTCCCATCATTTGGATCTTTGACAGAAAATTGTTGAGTGGTCGTAACTTTTCTTGTAGGATCATATGTAAGACCAGTAAACTCGAACGACATTCTTGGGAGAGTAATTGCCGTTGGTTTATTTAAATCTGGTGACTGCTCAATTCTTGCTAAAAACTTTTGAGTAGGTCCATATGCAAGCGGAACTTTTAAAACAGAATTGTCCTGTTCGATTGTTATATTATTAAAGAGGGTTCCAAAGGATATGATAGTCCTCCTCAAAATTTCGTTATAAAAGTATCCAAACATGTTGTGACCTTAAGACATTAAGTAGTCTGACTAACTTTATTTAGGGAATACCGAACGGATTTCCTTCAGAGAAGTCTAAAATACTATCTGCCTCGGTTTCTATATCGAAATTATCAGCAAATCCATCATCAGCAGTTTCAAGATCAACAACTCTAAGAGCATGAGATGCGCCAGAAGTGGATCCCACAATATCTTCACCTATCGTAAATGTTCCGCTTACACTTGATACTTCAAGCACGTTTGTAGTTGAATTCCATGTTCTCACTCTTGCTGTTGTTCCACTTGTTGATCCAGTTACAACTTCATTGAATATAAAGTCTCCAGTAGAATCCATGTCAGGAGATCCAATAGTAATTGTAGGAGCGATACTATAACCAATACCAGCGTTTGTAACTCTTATCTCAGTGATGACTCCAGCAGAACTCACAACAGGTATCAAGTCGGCAGATGCTGTTGAGACGCCAGACAAGAAGACCTCATTTGAAAGAGTAATTGTTGGTGCTGTAGTGTATCCACTTCCTCCACTACTAACAGTAACTATTCCTAATATACCATCAGCAATTCCAGATGTTGCTGCTGCTCCCGTGCCACCTTTTCCTCCAAAGAATTTGATCTTAGGTGCAACGGTGTAACCTGCACCTGGATTGATGATAGGAACAGTTTGAACTGATTGTACTATTGGATTAACATTTTGATTACAAACATTAATACCACCAATCATTGTTGCGGTAGCAATACCAGTGATACCAGTTGACGGTGCTGAAGATATTGCAACCGTAGGAATCTCTCCATATCCTCCACCCCTATTGGTAACTGTGATGAATCTAATACCACCAGACGTAATGATGCCAGTGACAGCAGTAGCAGTAACTCCGGTTCCTACTAGTGTTAGGGTTTGTGTTGGACCCTGAATTGTATTAATTCCATCCTCTGTTGTGCCATCTGGATCATCACCAACTAAATTATTGTCAATTTCATCTATGCCAGTTGCAAGAACTTCATTCTCATAACGGAAGAGTTCGCAATATAATTCATAAGTATAAAGATCTTGTAATTGATAAAATGGTTTTGCATATTCAATATCTTTGATTTCATAAATCCTATCATCTAGAGGAAACCAAATTAAATCGCCACTTTTTGGTCTTGTGGATAGTTTGATATTTGCCTGATCCTCAATCAAAGGTGTAATATAATTTTCATATCTTTCTCTTGATATGATAAGTCTTACCTCATCTTTAGATTCAATTCCAAATTTTGAAAGTAAATTACCTGCTCCAGAATATTGATCATAATTATCTACGTATGCTTCCAATGGAAGTGCTAAATCAAATTTTGATTGAACCACTTCACGAATAACACTTTTTTCTGTTACGAACTTTCTAGGAATGTAAAATATTTCTACACCATAAGTTCTTAACTGTTCGTTTATTAAATCTTGAACAAGATTCTGCTCAGATGATGTGCCTTGAGTAAAAAAGGGATTTAATACCATGATATCAACCTATCATATCAAGAGGTGGAAGTTCATAAGTATTCGACATTTGCTCCCTGATTATTTCAAGATCTTTCTCGGCATCATCATAAATTTGACGACCATTAAGTTCAATTCCACCAGGTAACTTGACACCTTGGAATTTAATTAGATTTTGACCCCATTGTCTCTTCATCAAGGCAGTCAAATATCGTTTTAAAAATGAGTCATTATAAACTCTAGCAAAGTCATTTGGATCAAGTAAACGATAACAATCAATGATTATATAATCATCAACTTTCACACTTCCCCAGTCAAGATCAAGATACAATCTATCTTGTCTTTGATTAAATCTTATTTGTTTTTCTGTGGTAAGAAGAAAATCAATATCTTCTAGATATCTCTTCGTCATTGCATATGTCAAAATCTCCATTGAACTGAAAGTATAAATGTCGTTCAAGAAGAGTTGATATTTTACACTGAACATGTTGTTAGTTACAGTGTTAGATCCGTCAAATCTAAAAATTTTATTAATGCCTATGACAGCTGGAGGAACTTGAAGATAATTGCTGTTTTCTTCATATGAAAAGGTAGTGGCAGTTCCTGCAATCGTTGCCTCAGCAGTAGTAGTTACAATACCGACTATGTTATCACCACCTCTACCACGACCTTTATCTATATCTGCTTGAGTAATTTTATATTTTAAATAGGTTTGCTCTACACCATCAAAGTGTCTTTCGTGAAAATACTGCAGTGCATCATCAACTAAGTCATCAACTTGCTCATCAGCAATATTGATTTCTAAGACAGGAGCACCCAACTGTCTTTTGCAATAGTTTATGAGGTCTGTCCTACTTGCAGGTTGTGCCATCTATTCACTACTTTTTAAGTATTTATGGAGCAGAGGAAATACCCTGATATACGTACACATTTCCGTTCACGATATTGTAGTAAGTTGCTCCAGAACTTACAAGCACGTCATACATATATCTCCCCTCAGCAAGGTTTCTTGTGTCTGTAGACCCCATAGAAACCTCCATAACACCACCAAGAGCACTAGTGATACCAACTGTAAAGGTTGCTGCAGCAACACTTGTAGAACCTATTGAAGTGCTCTTTCTGATTTGAGCAGATCCCGAGTAACCTGTCAGGTTAAATGCAGAACTAGCCGTGTTTAAAACATTGAATTTTGCTTTAAAGTCTCCACCAGTATAGATGCTTAAATTAGCACCAAATGGGACTCCAGAATCTGGGTCAAAAGTAATATTATTACTGGACATTCGGAATACCTATTACTGACATTGTTTCCTGTTGTTTATAATAAAGTTTGATAAATGATTTTGCGATATTTCTAAGTTCATCGCGATCATCACAACTATCTATCTCAGATGCCAACTTTTGATATGCAAAACTCTTAGATAGATTAGAAAGTTCTATATCATTTGGGTCCATTTACTAACTCCTTAAGTAAAAACTTTATTTCATCAATATCATCTTTCATATTAGCAAGTTCATCTTCAAGGTTCTGTACCTTTTGATTCTTTTCACTTTTTATATCTCGTCTTGCAAGATACTGCTCATATTCAGTTTTGTTTACATTAACGATAGAACCGTTATTAGGGTCTCTCGCTAAATCGGAGTGACCCTTTACTGTGTACTTTTCCATTATGCAAGTGCAATAACTCTTAAATCTTTAACCCTTGGTACATACACCTGACTTGTAGATGTCAACAGAAGTTTGATTCTGTATGATCTAAATGCAGGCAGTTGATCGATAGTGAATGTCATTTCCTTATAATCAAGATTCGTACTAATGAAATTGTAACTATCGGATTTAATAATCTTAGTATCTGTTTGACCGTCATTTAAACTAGAGTCAATCACTTGTCCTTTAGTGTTGAGATTATCATATCCAGGGAAAAGTTGGAAGATAGGATCAAATCCCTCTTTGTCACTTATTGCATATAGTGCTCTGATATCAGACAGAGCGTTCACATGAGCGGAAACAAGAATCTTTAATGAAGTTGCAGGGTTTTCCAATACAACTTCTTTAGTAATATATTGACATGCTGTAGGGTCTTCTCTAAGAGTATTTACCCTAGCGTCAGTTGCATAGTTAGTAACCACGCTATTGACTCTATTTGATGTAGTAATAACAGAAACTCTTTGAGCATCAATTACAGGACTTACTCTTGTATCAACAGTTCCAAGGAACATTCTCATGTTCATTGATTTGTTTCCTGGGATATTATCAAGTTTTTCGGTCTCATTTACCTTAGATGCAATCATTCTTGGGGTGTCAAAATAATTTGGTGTGTTAATATTAAGATCAGAGAATCCTTCATCAATGAATGGAATTTCATTTCCACTAATACTTTGAGAAGAAATTGTTCTTACTTCGGCATTAAGAGTGGTGCCACGAACTGTGACATTTTGAATGATTGGTGTAAGAATTTCAAAAGGCATATTTTGAGATGCCCTGATATCATATCCACC